GGATATAGCAGCACTGCAAGCGCAAGGCAAAAAGCAAGCTGAAACAGAAAACGCTCAAGCCGTTGCCGCTAACGCCAAGTTAGCTACAACACGCGAAAAGTTTTTAGGCATGGGCTTAACGCAGGAAGAAGTCGATTTGATTGTTCCTGCTGACCAACCGATACGTCTTACCGAATTGGCTGTTGCTGAATGAACGACATCGGTTTAGAAGACGTAATCGAATCTCTATCTGAGCGAGGCCAGATGGAATGGGAAATGGCTTGCATGCGAGTGCAAATCAAAGCGTTGCAGGATGCTAAATGCACCTGCGACTGCTGTTGCGGGACAGCAGACCCTAGTTAGAAGAGGTGAGTTATGGCTAGGAAGCTAAGACTAAGCGATTTAGGAGCCAGGGCTCCAGGGGCGGTTACTCCTCGCACCCCATCAGATAATTTCGATATGCCAACACCTGCTGGTCCTTCGCCAACAGAGGGAACGCAACTTAAAGATTTCTTTAATTCAATCGGTCCAGCGCTTAAAGGTTTGATTCCTGAAGCTTCGCCTGGGGGTACCCCGAAAACTCGGGAGCGTCTTGTTGAGGAAGCACTGTACGACCAAATGGGGAGAGATAACAGGATTGTTCGGGGGATGAATAAGCCCCCGACTCAGTATCCGAATGATATTGGGATGGGCCTTAATGGTTACAGCAGTATCTATCCGACCGATATTCCCATGGGGAATACTCGGCCGACCACTCAGTACCCATTAGATATTGGGATGGGTAACCGCGGTAATAGTGCGGCGAGGCAGCGGGAAGAAGATATAAAGTTTTTGATAGACGGATTGCCTGACATGCGGGGACAGAGGGATCTAGATCAACAGTTCTATGCGACAGATTATCGGCCTGCGAGTGGCTCTTCGAGCAGCTCTTCGAATGGCCCTTCTGATACCAGTGTCATTCCTCCGAGTGTGGCTGATGAACAGGCTGCGGCTTTTGGTGAGATTGGTGGCAATTTAGCTCCAGGGAATCAAAACAATGGGAGTACATTCCAGTCTCCGAAATATCCGAAACCTGTTTATGGTGGCTACTCGGTTCAAGCTTTGCAAGAACTTCAAGGCAACTTGGCTAACACCAATCGTCAACGGGGCATCTTAGCTCGCGATCGGGCAACGAACATGGATGACTTGACTCGAGGCTATGACAAACAGGTTGGCGCAGTTCCTGCCGGCTACAACAAGAGAGGGCTTGTTGACAGCGGTCTTGTCGGTCGTGATGTAAAGCGTGCGGGCACAGATTATGGCCGTTCTGCAGGCCGAGTCGATATGGCTTTCAATGACAGTTTAGACAATCTCTATAGGCAGGATCAAGGCTCTCGTCGTAAAGCTATTGATGACAGCTACAAGGGTTTCAATGCAGATGTAAAGAGACGTGCGGCAATGGCACCCGATATCAGAACGGCTTTGGGATAAAAATGGCACAACTTGGTTATGACCCGAGAAACAATTCTTATCAAGCCGACCCAGAAGCTATTAAGAATGCTCCGACTGGGGATTACGATAAGCAGTGGGCTAAAGATGATCGGAATGCTAGGAACTTTGGTCGGATAACAAGGGAACGTTTAGAGAGGGAAGCTGCGGCTGAGGCTCAAGCGCGTATAGATTCAGGGCCGCAAGCTTGGAGTGGCGGAGATTTTCCAAATAACGATCCAGCGAAAGATCAATACCCGACTGATTATTCTGGTGTTGACATTGATTCTTTCAATCAGCGTGCTTTGCCTCCTACGAGTCAAGAGTTGATGACTGACCTGATGGACATGTTGAGGGGTAGTGCTACTGATTCTAATCAAAGGACCAATGAATACAGTTCTGACCAGCGAGATGCTCTGCTTGGGGGCATGGTTCCTGAAGCTGGCGGTGTTCGCTCTGGCGGATATTTAGATGATCGTTATCGGCAAGGCATGTCGAACAACGAGTCAATGAATGACCTTCAAATCCAAAACGTTTTGAATGAGTTATTGGCAAAACAAAGCAGCGCTCAAGGCAGTTATGGTGCGGCGACTGGAGGTGCTAATGGGCGTCGGGACATGATTTTTGGGCAGCAGGACGCTCGATCTGGTCGTGTTGGTAACCAACTGAACAACTATGAAACGATGATGTTTGATCAGTTGGGGCAGGAAGAGGGAGCGGCGCAAGACTATCGCTCACTGTTGGAGGAAGGCGCACGAGGTCGTCGCTCTGATGGCCGTGCAGACATGAACGCAGGGTATGACCGTGCGATCGATGCGAATAATCGTCGCCAGACTGAGATCGAAGCGAACAACAGAGACTACGGCGGAGATCCTTACAACCAGATGGGTGCTGAAACAAAAGCCTTATTGCAGACATCGAGAATGATGTCGAACGGTTTCGCTCAGACCATGGCTGACATTGACGAGTCGATCGAGATTGATCGTGCGTTAGGTATTGCTTCAGAGTTCAGTACTGCTCGAACGGGACTGAAGCAGAAATTATGGGCGGCTCGAAGTCAACTTGAGAATGAGGTGGCTACTACGAAGGACACTGCTGCTCTAGATGCATTCGATACGATATCTGCAGCTAACGCTACTTTGGCTGGTGCTCTCGGGGCTGCTGGAATAACTTCGAGTCAAGATCTTGGCGCTATTGCTCAAGCTACGATGAAACAAGACCAAGACCTCGAGCAAGCTTTGGCTGGTGCCAAGTTCGCTGCGAATAGTAGTTTCGCTGCCGACAAATATGCTGCGGATCAAAGTTTCCAATCCACAGTTTTGGAAATAAACACTATGGAGCAGCAAGGCAAAATCAGTTCCGCTTCTGCTCGAGAGCAGATCGAGTCAGCTAAAGCGACCGAGCAGCAAGCATTCAATCTTCAGTCCAAACGTGGCGCAGACTTGGCAGGATACTTTGGGTACAGCGAGCGTGCGTGGGCGGCGATGGCTCCTAAAGCCAGAGAGATCATTGTTGAGGCTTCGGTCAGCGGAGACATGATTGTCGACATTGACGGCCAACAGGTTGCGATGTCGCCTGATGTGTACGTCCAGATGCAAAACAACTTGGCGAATCAGCAACTTAATCGTGATCAGCAAGCGATTGACGTTGATGAACAAAATCAGCAACGTCAGAGCGAACTAGGCATTTTGGAGCGTGCTGCAGCAGCGGGAATGGATATCACTGCGCTCATCACATCGTACCAAAAACAGGTAGACGATGAAATGTATAAAGGTACAGGTATTGATCCGCCTTCATTCGAAACCTTTGTTTTCGAACAGTTGCAATTACAAGGTGAAGCGGGAGCTCAAGAAAGTGTTGATGAGCAGGCAGCACTTGATTTAGCGACACAAGAATACTTGCAGGGAATGGGCTTGAACGTTCCGACGGGTGGAATTGAAGGTGCAAATGGAAGTTCTGCCAATTCAAAAATCATAGGACCTGATGCCCCTACTTTGTCCGAGATTATACAAGGCATCTTCGAAGCCTCAAGGATAAAAGATATTTACGGGGACATTCCTGCAGACGCACAGATGAGAGACCCATTCGGCGTAAGGAATTAAATGCCTACTCGAGCGGAACTCCTCCAAGGGATAGGTCCGACTAAGTCGGATGTGATCAACACTGGCCGTAAAGGCGGTGTTGATCGTTCGAGCATTCTTAAAGCAGCAGGCCAACAAGTGACTGCGGCACCACGGACGTACAGCCAAGACATTGATTCCGCTATTACTTCTTTAAGGGAACAAGGCATTCTTAGTTCTGAAACGCAGGGCTACCAAATGCCTGAAAGGTTTGGTACACCAATCAGACAAGAGGTGAAGGAAGAGTCTCGGGATGCACGCGAAACTCCCGATATTGCTAAGTCGATAGTTCTTAAAACTGGTGAAAAGATTTTGAGGGCTGGCGTCGCTATCCCTGCTTCCACTGCGATGGAAATCATGGACGGTTTCACTGGTGAAGGCTTTTCGCCTGTCGATTGGTTTAATCAGTCGATTACTGAGCCAATCAGTTGGGGATCTGTACGAGATAAACATCCTAATGTTTATTGGGCTATGGCTGTTCCTACTGCTGGGTTGTCACTTATTCCTGCTGGTTTAGATTTGGCGGGTTGGGAATCGGCGGCAGATTTGTCTGCAGATTTTATGTTCGATATTTGGAATTTAGCTGGCGGTCTAAACAAATTCGTTGGCGTGACTAAGGGTCGATCAGGTATTCAGAAAGCTTTGTTTGAGTCGACGACCAACATTAATGGGCCTGTGAAATTTACTGGTGCTATGGCGGATGCTGCTCGTGCTGCTTCTGTGGCTATGGACACATCGAAGGGGAACTCGATCTCTGCGGCTATTCGAGTTTTGAAGCAAACCAAAGAAGGTCGCGAGGTCATGCGCCAAATGGATCTGGTTCCTGGGTTGCGTCTCCGTCTACCAGGTACAGGCACAGCTACAAGAGTTTTGGGTTTAGATAAACTTCCAGGGTTAGCGCCGTTGATAGCTAAGAGACGCGCGAAGCAAGTTCCAGAGTTTTGGAAAGTCGCAGACGACGGTGCAGTGATCAGTGATGATGTGTTAGCTGCAGAAATATTGAAAGCGTCTAAGGCACGTCGCCCTGGTGGCGTAATGAATATGAAGAACAGGATAGTTCCTGAGGGCACAGCACTTGAGAAGCTTGGTTATGCAGCTACGAAGATGCCCGTTGAAATGGTTGCACCTTTGATGGGGACCAGCGCGATGGGCTTGGGTGGTGCAGCTGCGTTAAAGGTCATGGACTCCCCTATCCGAGCGACTAAGCAAGTCAAAAAAATGATTGGTGAAGAAAGGGTCGCTAAGTTTGCGACGAAGTTCGGGGCGGAACTGTTCGCAGGTGCCTACAAATTTTTGGATGTGCTGAAACAGTCCGATAGTCCTGCTGCTATATGGCTCGGGAACACTATGAAAGAAGTTGGCCGGCGGGCCGACATGATGTCAAGAGATTTTACTGCCAATGTGGAGCTGAAAGTGCAGAGAGCGCTTGACGAAGCAGAGTTGGATGGTATCAGTGCAGAGTCTTTAAGTGAGTTGGCTTCTTTCGACCCGTTCATTCGTGCAGCAGATGGCACTATAAGAGCGAGGCAACCAGGGCTCGGGCCAGAGTTCGCCAATGTGACTGATGAGCGACTTGAAACCCTTTACGATCTGAGCCGTCAGGTTGCTGATTACAGCGCCGAAATGAATATCGGTATTCGTGGTGAAGATTTCAAAATGCAGGTCGATGAGGTTCTTGACTCTGAAGGCGGATATGTCCCCAGGATGGTAACCCCAGAGGGGAAAGAACTTCTTGATGTAGCGGGCGACGATTTGCCGCTGGGCGTCAACCTTCAGGGACGTTTCGATGCTGGCAATTTGAGGGACCGTCAAGTTAAAGTCGGTGGACATGTTGATGTGAAAGTTACTGACCCTGATTGGGTTCCACCTGCAGGGGTTCAGGTCCTCTCAAGCCAGATCGTTGATGGCAAACTGGTGCGAGTGGTGCGAGTGGTTGACACTGTCCTCCCACCTAAACAAGTCGGTAAGTCTGTAGCGAAACAAGTTAACGATATGGCAGAGTCTATTGGTCTTCCTAAAATTTATGAAGAGTCGTTCGCTAAAGTTTGGGGACGCTACGCCAACGTTGTTGGTGATGATTTCCGTATGCGAGTCATCGAAAACAATATGACAAAGTATGGGCTGCTTCTTGAGAACGAGCAACTCGGTGTCGATGAACTCCTCGCAATCCGCAAGAAGATTCAAGAGGTTAAACCGAACATCAAAACTGCTAAAGCGAATGTTGGTAAAGCCAGGGCTGAAGCCAGCAAGATGAATGACCTTCGCAAAAAGTGGTGGAAGCAGAACGTTCGACCGTTATTAAATAATGATCCTGAAGGTCTTGAACTTGCGGTAAAGATGGAACGAGCGTTCACTGACACTGCTAACGCCTCGGCGGAGCTAGAGGTTATCCAGGCGGAGCTTGATGTTGTACGTCAACAATTGGTTGACATCAGTAAGAACGTTAAACGAAAGAATCTTTCGTTGAACGATCCTCAGTATCAGCAGGCAATGTCGAAGGCTCTTGATTTGCAGGCTCGAGTGCGGGTGCTGAAAGATTTCAGGGAGGCGAGAGACGCTGTTATAGATACGTTGACGAAGATGCGGGATCTCGAAGCTGGGTATGGTCCGATTGGTAAACAACCAATCGAAGTAAGGGCGTTACTTCGTGCAGAACGTGGCGTACAGACCAACGAAGAGATGCTCCCATTGGACGCTTTGAAAGAGTTGCAAAAGACATTAGATGAGCAACTGGATTTTTTAGAGAATGAGGTCATGCCGTCTATCTACGATATGGCTGAACGTTATGGCTTGGGCACTGTAGAAGCTCAAGCATTAGGTGATCTGGTTAAGGCCAGTAAAGGCAACCTCCCGAAAGGGAGGAGGATGAAGACTGAAACTAAGATCCGCAGTTTCAATGATTCGATTGCCGAGTTTAAGAAGCTTGACGCTGAACTAGGTTTTGAGAATCTTTTGTCTACAGCCAACAGTGGCTTACCTATTGAGGTACAAGCAGCTAAAGCCCTGGCAGATTTGGATCGACAGTCTCAGTGGCTAAGGGCACAGTTCGCTGCGATTGGCAGCAAGGACGAACTGGTAACTCTTAACCGTGGGATCGATCTTCCGACCGGCAGGTTCGAGGAACCCGCCGAAGTTATAACTCTTAAGAAGAAGTTGGAATTAGATTTCATTTCGTTGACTGTTCGTAAAGCTGAAATGCTTGAGGGTCTTGCGAAGATGGAAAAAATTCAGCAAGACGCTCTTGAGAAAATGCAGAAACGTTTCGCTCAGGCTGACGTTGAGAGAGCTAGAGGTGATGCTGCATCAGCTAGGTACGAAGAAGAGATGGGCAAAGTTGCGAAGTATGAGGCTGAAGCTCAGAGGTACGAATTTGATGAGATGATTCCGCTGTACAAAAAGTTTGCTGACACTCTTGATAACTTGGCGAAAAAGGCGAAGCAGGCTGGGGTCAATGCGGAAGCTATTGGTCTTCAGATAAACCAGGCGTATGACGACTTGATGGATGGCATCCAAGCTCTGGGTGCTCAACCTGTTCTAGATAGTAAAGAGAATCTTGACCTACTGAACAAAGTAATGAATGCGTCGAATAGGAGATGGGGTGGATATCACACCATCTTGGATACCAATCTTGATGTTTCTGCCGATCAGGTGAGACAGGTGCTTGAAAGTTTCAAGTCAATCAACCACCGTGAGTCAAGCAGTAAATATGTGAGGTATTGGGATACTATCCAAAGGTTCTTGAAATCTCAGCAGTTAGCGACTCCTGGTTTCGTCGCACGAAATACGCAGGGAGCGATCTGGAATGCGGCTCAGAAAGGCGTCAACCCGTCGATGCTTGCTCGGTCTTTCAAGATGCTTAGAAGAGCGTTCAAGGTTGGCGAAGGTGACGCTGTTCGGGGTGTTCAAATACTTGCTGATCAAGGCGAGGAGGGGTATCCAGCAATGCTTGAGTTAATTAATGCTGGTGTTCTTCGAAGCGGGCAGGGTGCTCAATCTGTTGAAGCTTCTTTAGAAGTTGAAACACATTTCGCTACAAAAATTTATGCCCGTAAGGGAGGGGTCAGGAAGGGTCAGTCTGTAAGACGAGAATGGAACCCCATGAGACCAGAGTTTGTCTTCAATAAAGGCATTCGAACTGCTAACAACATGGTTGAAGATTCTGTACGTCTGGGTACGGGCCTGGACGTACTGGCAGAAGGTGGTTCTCTCGATGACGCAATGAATATGATTGTGTCAACCCAGTTTGATTACAATGAGTTGAGCGCTGGGGAACGCTACTTAAAACAATTTGTGTTTCCTTTCTGGACTTGGACCAGAAAGAACTTGCCGCTGCAACTATCTATGATGTATCGACATCCAGGCAAATTGAATCGTCTGTTGTCAATCAAAGAGAACATTGAACGGATGAGCGAGAAAGAAGATACTGTGCCTGCCTATTTCATGCAGCCTTTCGGTATCAGGCTTCCGTTTGCGCCTGGCGGGAGTCAAACCTATTTTGTTCCAGATTTACCTTTCATTGATCTGTTTAGAGCAGACCCGTTCGGTGACGACTTTGGTGTGCCTCAACTGCTTTCAGAGGTTACCCCAGCTCTAAAGTTCATACCCGAAAGATATTTGCAGAAACAATTCTTTAAGGGCATCCCTATCAGCGATCGGTACCAGAAGATGCCTGCGAACTTTGGGAACATTCCTGGTTTGAAACAAGCGCTTGAGTTGTTGCCTGGCAACATTGTGAAGAATGGCAAGATGCGAGCTAACAACATTTATATGGTTGAGCAGTTGGTCCCAATGATAGGGCGACTCAGACGTATCGCTCCTGTTGAGGATAAGTATCAGGGGCATCGCCAGTTGCAGTCGTTTCTGTCGATGGCGTTAGGGTTGCCTGTGCGGTTCAACACGGAAGAGATGAAGTCTTCCACTCGTTATCAGAAGCGTTTGAAACGCAGTGAAGAACGGCGAGATGTTAGAGATTTAGCTGACGCTAACCGATAATGGGACAGATGCCTGCAATAGTTGATGCAACATATTTCTCGAGCCGAGTGGGGTGCTACCCCACCCAGACGACCATTTAGCCGTCTACGACCGTCAAGGGTCGTTGGTATCGTAATTCACCACAGTGGCGTACAGAAGGCCCCTAAGGGCGTTGAGGCGGTCCTGGCTTATGAGCACCACCATGTGGTGCGAAACAGGTGGAATGGCATTGCTTATAACTGGCTTGTTGACGAAAACGGAATATGTTACGAAGGTCGCGGAGCGGGAGTCGTATCAGCGGCAACAAAAGGCTGGAACTCTCGAACAGAGAGTATTCAATATACGGGTTGGGGTTCTACGGATGTGCCCGATGCGGCTCTCCGCACCATTAAAGCAAAGATAGATGAAATTCAGACAAGGTATGGGCGACGGTTGTGGGTGAAACCACATAAGAGTCTGGGCACCACTTCGTGCCCTGGAACAGTTTTGATCAACTGGCTGGCTGAGGGTATGGCCGGCCAAGCAGTTGAAGAGAAAAGTGGGGGCGCGAAGCTTGTTCGCATCGCAGCGGAGATAGCTCGCCGCCCCTTGAGCCGGCGTCGCCGTTCCAAAGGCGAAGCAGTTTTGGCTGTACAGATCCGCTTGAAGCAGAAAGGGCATGACCCTGGCGTCTGCGATGGAGTCGCTGGTCGACTCTTTGACCAAGCCACCCGTGCCTTTCAAAGGACTCAAGGGTATCTGAAGGCTGATGGTGTGGTCGGCTCTAAAACGTTCAACTCACTTTTTAAACAATAGGAGAATAACTATGAGAAGAAAAGACGTACAAGCAGGTCAGGTCACAGACTCGGCTGACAACATGCAGGCGATGCAAAATTATGCTGCGGCAACGGCGAAGCGTTTACGCTCGGGTCCGCTCGGCAATCAGGCTCACGGTGCCGTAGTGTTCAAAAAGTCTTACTAGTGACCAACAATGAAAGGTCATCGTTTGACTGGGTTGACTGGGTTGAGAGATCTGTTTGGACTGCGGTCGAAGCAGGTTTAGCGGTCATGGTTGTTACTGATGTTTCGTCTTTCAAAGCTGCGGGTGCGGCTGCTGCTGCTGCTGCTATTTCTGCTGTGAAATCTCTAGCGAAAGCGCGACTCAATCGCTAATCATGGACAATCTGCAGGTGGCTTTCGCCAAGTGGTTCAAGGACGAGGGAGGAGAGGTCGAGCAAGAAATCGAAGACGAAATCAAGAAGACTCTTCCAATGTTCGACTCGGCCGATGGAACCCATTCTAAGTGGGTGACACCGTTCCCTGGTGCCTCAGAATCTTTAGGGGTTCTGTTGATGCTCACCGAAGATGAGTGCGCCGATTTGATGTGCGCATGGGAAGAAGCGCAAGAGGGCGATATGACTTCAGGGACTTTCATCGCCGGCTGGCTCGCCCATTTCATGAAGTTCATTGATGCTGCCTGCTCCTAAAAGAGTTTCATAAAGCTCCTGGTCTCCTTTAACCATATTGCTGACTCGGCGAATCATCAGATCACGTCGTCGAGCGAGCGTTGTTTTTGAGACACCGGTATACCAGGACGCTGTCCGCAGACTGCAATGAGCAATCATTAACGTTTGCACCATCGCAGCGTCGACTGAGTCGCCGCAGCATTCTGTGATGATCTCTTCAAATTTTTCGTACGCTCGTTCCAAGTCTTGATCTCGCTGATCTTTCGGCAGCGGCTGCGGTATCCACCATTCTTGAGTTGGGTCTCTTGGGAAAACTTTTCGGCCTTTGCCGGCTATCCAACCACTCTTAAATTGGCGCATCGTACACACCCCAAGGAAGCCGAGTACTGGTGACTCTCAGTGCGGCTTTCCCTCGGAGTGTGTCGTTGTTCGTATCGAGTCGTTCGATGCGTCCAGACTGGCGGTCCCACAGTTCGAATGCTGCATCGAGCGGCATCCACAATCCTTCTTCTTTTGGTCGGGACCACAACCAAAACCAGACGGGATGTGTCGCATCCCATTTAGCGAGCTCTACTAGCTTGCCAAGCTTCAAAAGAATGCCCTTAGGCCCGAAACCCTGAACCTCGACAAACGCTTTAGGCATCAAATAGTCGGGAGAGTGACTGACGAACTTCGGCAAGTTTTGTACGCCCCAACTCAGCGAAGGACGATCAAGTCCGAATCGGAGAGGAGGCGAGGGAAGATCCTCATGCACACGCATGAAATGTCCCTCAGCTTCATTGGCCCAACCACCGTTATATCGTTGGGTCAGTGACTTACTACTAAAATCGTTCATAGTTTTATGGCATCAATCCTTTGCACAAGGGAGTCATTTTTGAATGCTCCGCCTGTCGTCCCTCGGCCAATGTTTTCTGAAAGAGCCCCTAGCTGCAGCCCGTCCATTGTTAATTTCAAAAGGTTGTCTACGTCCCCGCCCCATTTCTTTGCAGGGTCCTCGATTGGGTTCACCCAAATCGACTGGCCTTCGGCGGTGTAGACCACGGTTACGCTGACGGGCACTTCGTATGTCGGGTTTCCCGACAATGCCCAAATGTCTCGAATGCATTGCTCAGCGTTCAACGTGGCTGCAGGTGTGTAGACTCTTCGCCTCGATACCCGAGGACGCTCCTTGGGTTTGGGTCGACTGTCGACGTGTATAAAGTGGCCTTCAAGTTCCATGCAAAGTTCCTTGATCTTGTTCGAATCGTCGTTTGGCTGCAGTCGCCAGGTCGATGTATTGCTGGTTAGCGTCTGGGCGTTCAGTAAACTTTCGGCCCCAACGCGCATCCCACTCAGCTAACTGGGTTCCTGTTTCGCCAACATCGAAGCCGACACCTATAAGACCTATCGCTAGAGTGAACATTGATTTAGATCGATCGATCTTCCCGTCGATCATCTGCGGGCCGTTGTCCCAAATCTCTTGACTGATTTTCTTTAGCTTTCGTTTAGTTTTCCAACTGTTGCGACGCGTCGGAAGAGGCGAAGGCTCAACGAGTTTAGGGGCCAAATTTTCTAGGGTTACTAACTGTTCTTCGGAGACTCGAGCCTTCCAAGCTTGCTCAACGAACTCTTCCAAACTTAAAGTCCAGGAACCTTTACGAACTAGTTGTCGACCGACCCGTCCAATCCCTGGGTATGGGAGACGGATACCGTTTCCCCAACCTCCCGATGGTCGTTTCGTTTGCTTGGGATAAACCTCATCGATGCCGGCCTTTACAAGTAGGCATGCAGCCATCAAACTGTTTCGCATCAGTTTCGCAGAGACAGGTTCTTTGGCGTACACCCAAAGATGTGCGCCTTTGCTTCGGGAGAGCTCTGTGAAAGATTCAATGTTTTGTTGCTTCAAAACTTCGGTCACGTTCGCTGCATGAATCAGAGAGTATTCGTCCCCGATGTCCCAGTCGATGGCACCCCACATCACTGTTGGCGGGTCGCCTATCAATGGGTAAACACCTAGTGGGTCTTCCCCGTAAAGATGTTCGTTGATGTACGTCAAATAGGCGTCACCTTGGAACCCTGTTGGGTTCCCGTTCGGGTCTTTCCTGGGTCGAAAGTTGTCGCCAGCATCAGCAACGCCTCCACCCTGATGGAGTGCAGCGAATTTGTTGACGACCTCTGCAGACATCAGGTCGGCTCAAGGTCTGGCGTGTATTCAGAAATACGGCCAGTATCTGGGTCAATATAATATGTGAGATCGCCACGCAAATTTCCGCGTTTGTTCTTAAGTAAATTTATGTTGATTGAGTTCTCATGCCAGCGTTTCTCAGCAGGGGTCAGGTCCGAACGGTCACGTTGCCTGTAGACCTCATAAGCGAAGATCGCTTCTTGTTCGCCGCCGAATCTCGAGGAGTACAAACCTGAAGCTTCCCCCACAGCACCAGAACGTCCTTGCTGGTGGATCAAAACTAAAGCTATATCGTTTTGCTTGGCCCATATTTTCATGCCTTGAGCTTTGGCGATGACTCCTTGGGAGTCAGGCGCCCCAGCGCCACCGAACAGTTCCAAATAATCACACACTGCCAATGTGGCTGGCATCTTCCAATACGTTTCCGCCTCGGCCAGAACTTGATGCATCTCCTCAAATGTCGGAGAACCGTCATAGATTAAAACTTTGTCTAGATGTCCGCCTGGCGCTGCGAGTTCTTTGATGTGAGCAACAAGCGAAGGGTCTCCCTCTCTCATCTTTTGTTCAACCAAACCGCTATTGAGCCCGAACATGAGGCTGTATAGTTTCGCAACAATCAGTTCTCTGGGCTCATCAGGGCTATAGATCAGTATTCGCGAGTTCTCATTGCTGAGCAGCGAATTCACTACAGCATTAAAAACAACTTGACTCTTGCCCATGTGGCTGCGACCGAAGAACAATGCGACTTCACCTCGCCCTAATCCACGAGTCATCAGGTCTAGCCTGGTGAAACCCAAATGCCAGCGGGCTTGAGGGTTGGTCGCATAATCGATCCAAGACTCAACCGCGCTGGCAGTGGGCTCTATCATTTTGAAATCAGGCACCGACTCTGACTCGGTAAAGCCCACTCGTGAGGAAGTCGCATCAGTTGAGCTTGAGATCCTTTCGGAAATCAATGATGCGATCTCGAGTGGCGAGATCAGAGCAGGTGCCTCCATCTTGTTAGGCGGATGCTCGCATTAAGCCTCTGAGAGCATTAACCGCTTCGCTTTCGTCAGCGTAAGCCTGAAGGCCGGCAGGAGTGTTGAATGATGTTGGCATCGAGTCGCCCCAAAGGCCATCATCTGCGAACTGGGTCGCAGTCCTTTTGATTCTGAAATCTGGTCCTTTACCGCCACCACTCTTAGCTCTTGAATCTCCCCAATTGTCGAATCCAGATTTAGGATTGTTGTAAAGGAAATCCCATTTATCTTGATACTTCGACGCAGCAGCGCCAGCCAGAGCCACAGGCGCTGGAGCCTGAGCTAAGGGAGAAGGAGGAACGATGGAAAGTGCCGGTGTAAAACTCGGAGCGCTTTTTTCTAACTCCGTATCGGAGTCAAGCAACGCAGAATAGATAGCTTCCAAACTTTCATAAAACTGACCGCTCCTTACTGCTTCCACACCTGCACCATGAAGGATCTCGCCGGCGATCTTGCCGGCCACCTGCCGAACGATCAGATTGTCACTGGTCATACTGTTTCCATTTCTATTTTGTTTTCACGAACATTTGGCCGACCATACGTTTCGACATCAGAAGTCAAATACTTTCCACGGCAATCAGCCCAGGCAGGGCACCAGTCCTGCGAGCAGAACCAGGAATCCCACTGCTGCGGAAGCGCAGGCAAATTAGCTTCAAGCGTGTAAGCCAGATTCAGACACATCGCTATGAGTGCCTGATGCTCCTGACCCTGACGGCCCATATGAATCCAAGTAGGCTCAGACTTATTAGTTAAATGGCAGAGACTGAAGTTATCTATTTGCAGTGCGAATGAGTAAACATTCGATTGAAGATTGGAGCGGCGATAGATCCACTCATCTCGTGGTGGGGCCTTCGGGTTTTTCCAATCAATGATTCTCGCATCAGGATCTCCTGGTGTGCCCTCCACCCAGTCGGGAGTGCCACTGAGATAAATCTCGCGATCATCGTCTTCGTAGGCCAAGACTTTAAACTTCTCTTCGACGCTGCTCGGCCGATTCAAAGTTGGGAGCACCTGCTCATACCAAACAACCAGCCGCTCATTCGTTTGCTTCAAGATCTTGTCGGGCGAAACACGCCATTTCGTGTCAGGGATCGCTGACTCTTCGTCGAAGCAACGCTCACCCAACTCGAGGACCATACTCAGAGGCATCTGAGTATTTGAATGCATCCACTCTAAACCGAATGCCTCGATCGTGTTGTGGACAGAATTGCCTCGAACGAAATCCGAATTGTTTTGCTCCTCAACAGTCCCAGCGTTTTTGCGCCGAGCATATTCTGGGCACTTCCAGACATCATTCAAGAATGATTGTCTGAACTTGTGGATGTGTTTAGGTTTCTGCATTCTGTCCTTGAGTGTATCGACACATTGCTTACGTGTACAGCACCTAACATAGTTAGAGGGTGGGACAGTACCGTAACCTCCGCTCGCGCTAGCGCTAGCTGCTCTAGGCGTACAGTTCTAGCTAGGAAAGGCGAAAGGCCGCCCGTAGGGAGCGGCCCTTCTAACGTTGCTTACGCAAGTAGATTCTAATGACTTGTCAAGGATATGTCAACGACCATGTGCTGGAACTGTATTAACGTGTAACGTTTGCGCCTTTCAGTTGGTCAATCTCTTGCTGGAGTAGCTTGTTGATGTACTTCAATTCCCCGATTTGTTGCTGCGCTTCTTTGAGCTCAGCCATCGCTGTGCGCTCGAAGTCCTCGCTCCTGGCAATGCCTGTCGCTCCCTGCCTGTTCGGGTTAATGCCCGAACGACGGAGCGCATTGTACATCCTGGTCCTCGTAAGGCCAGTCCTCGTAAGGATCTCATCAACTGGTGAACTGTCAAGGTACAACGCGATCGCATACTCTTTCAGTTCGCGATCTGGCAAACTCGCGATCGTCCGATTTGATTTCTTCTTATGTAACTTAAGAATTTCTTCAAAGTCTTTCATCGCGTCAACCTCACAATCATCGACTCTAGACGAAGAATATTGTCGCTTATCTCTTCGTTCATCAATCCTTCCTCAGTTCTCGGCAGCCCATGAAATATTGAGGTGATCATCTCCATCACTTCAACTATTTCGCGCTTATAAAGTCCGTTTGAAAAGGAGATCTGATCGTCATTCTCTCGCTGCAACTCCATCTCATTGAATTGGGCAACTCTCTTGGACATAGACTCCCAATTTTCTAGCTTGAGATTGCACCCGAAGCCGTAACCCATGTCGGCCCCAAAGGACTTAAAAAGCACGCCCCTAACGCCGCCATCCTCGACTGCTGGATAGAGCACAGCGCTTACGTCGGCCCCAGTAGGCATCCTGGGATTACCCTGCAGGCTTTCCCTCGACCGAGTTTCCTTCATGTCTCCAAACGTAAGGTGACCATTTACCAAACGCTCGTGATCGACATTCTGTGCATTCGTGTAGAGAATGCGGTCGCTTGAAACAATCCAACATATTTCGATTACTGCATCAACTTTAAATAGACGCGACGCTGCCCTCGACCATTGGGTGACTTCAGTTCTCATTTGAACTTCGGTGTCGAAAACCTTCACTTCTTGATCGTCAGTTCTAATGGTTTCCATTGAGTTCCCTTCGATCAATCTCATCAAGAATATTGTGGATGCCTCTAAGAGCGACACGACCTTCATCAAGAAGATTGCGATTCGTTGCCAACGAATGAGTCAGCGAGTTTTGCAACTTTATGGAATGGGTCTCGAAGTCAGCATTCTTCCAAAGT